TTTAGGGGATGTTACTTTAGAGATACCGCTTACTAAACCCATTGTGATAATAGTTTGTATAGCAACATCAGCGAATCTTTCTACGGTTAAAGCATTTGGGTCTATGCCTGCTTTCTTTTCATTTAAAGCTTGTAAGAATTCAATTAGTTCCTCTTCTGTTAATTCTGCAATAACGTCTTTGCCTAGAGTTTTTAAAAACTGTTTTGTCCCACCTCTGATTGTTTTACCGACAGCACTTTCAAGACCACCTGCACCAACAGCACTAAACATTGTAGTAATCCCCCCCTCAATCAATGCTGCGTTACCTGCATACCGCATAGCTGAGGCCTCATTAAATCCTGCATCTCTAGCTTCGTAATAGGCGTTCTGCTGTGTTTCAGCCATAAACAATTGGATTACTCCAGATGTTCCACCAACGATGCTGCCAAAATAAGCATTTACTAGTGACTCTGAAATACCACCTGCCATTCGTCTTCCTTTACTTACATCTTCAAAAGCACCTTGGTTAATTCCCTCTGCATCTCTAAATAAACGTTCACCAAACTCTTCTAGCCCTAATACCTTATCAATGCTAGGAAATTCCTCACCAGCACTTTTAAAAGCAAGAGAAGCCTTCTTACCACCTACTGATAGAGAAAGCCTTGCGATGTCACCAATTACAGGAATTGACATTAAACTCTTACCAAATGCCCTAGACTTTGCACTCTGTTTTGACGCGGTTATTGTTTTGTCTAAATCTTCAATGAAGTTTTTATTTTGTGTTACCAAGTCTTGAACTGCGAATGCTGAACCTACTACTTCCATTGGTAAGTGATTATACTTCTGAGCAGCATCTTCCATAGAGATACCTTCATCAATATCTCGCTCAAGATTACGTGTCTCATATTGTCCTAGTAACCCATACATCTTATATGCTGATCTTATGTTATTGAATTGCTTTAATGTTTGCTCCATATCAGTACCGTATTGTGCTGAAAATAGTTCAGCCTTATGAGCATCAATTAAATTCTCGCCTTTGGTAAATCGAAACTCAGGTGTTACAACTCCTTGTTTAGCAAGTACCAAGCCCTCTGCTGGTTCATTCAGTATTCTTGCAGTCTCCTTAGCAGCGTTAAGATTGCCTTCTGTAGCAACTTGCTTCTGAGACTCTTGTAACGTAATGCCTCTTTCAGTAGATAAGTCAAACTCTTTATTAGCCCTATCACTAGCCTGTACAGGATTTAATGGTTTATTGAATGTCCTCTTACCTGCATAGATATCTTTATCCTTTAGGCTCTGAAAATGCTGTTGTCTAGTAATACCTGTTTGTGGTACTGAAGGTTGTGTTGTTGGCGCATCTACTAAGGGGTCATTACCAAATATACTATCTGGCTGATCTACTAAAGGGTCACTCTCAAAGAACTTAGCCATTACCTCTTTCTCCTTTTATTTCCATCAGTATCAATATACACAATACCAGAAGGAAGTTTATCTAACTCTTTCTTACTTACAGGCGCAGGCATACCGTCTTTAATGTTTATACCAGCTTCTCTTATCTTCTCATCTAAGATACCTTCAAATGTAGTTGCTTGTGGTTGACTTGTATCTGTATTCCCAGTTGGCCTATAACTAGCTAATAATTCTTTGCCATGCACATAAACAGATTTAGGAGATGGTTTTACACCTGTCTTAGCGGTCTGTTCAGCTATGTAGCTTCTCATATCCATATTTAACTGGAACTCTATACTTGCAACCCCAGGTACTTTTAGCTTTACATTAGAGATACTAGCAATAATATCAACGTACTGCTTGTCTATACGCTTATTGAGCATGTCGCTTAATTCTCTGTAGTCACCACCGCTAAGTTTGTTCATATTCTGTTGTAATTCAGAGCGTAACTCATCTAATGTTTCTTGATTAGTACCTGTATGTATCGTTGACATTTTAGTAGTTAAATCATTTCTTGTAATAAGATCAGATTGTGAAGCTTTCTTAACTTTACCAAGCCTAAAGTCCTCTATATGCTTAATCATAGACTTGTTATTTCCCGGTGAACCGCCACCAGCTTCTAGTTTTTCTTTCATCTTTATAGCTTGAGCGTCTCTTTCAGCCGGACTTAAGTTCTTCTCTTTATCTCTTTCTATATCAAATAATATCTCGTTTGATACTTTATCTGAATTATCAACTATTTGTGTCTTAGCTTGCTTATTAACCTTATTAAGACTCTCCAATTGTTTACTTGATAACTCTTTCTTATCCAGTTCTTTAAGGCTATCTATAGCTACTTGAGGGTCACCACTAAGATAGGTTCTATTAGCATTAGCTATTACAGCGTCACCATGAACAGCATCGCTTCTGGTTTTATAATCCTCACCTGTTATAAGATTCTTATCTTTCAGGAAGTCTAGTGTCTTTTGTGCCTCAGCCTCATTACCTGTACTTAATGCAGTTAATATATAAGCGTTAGACCTTTTTACTGTATTAGTACGTAAATCCTCTAGCCTACTATTGATCCTAGTTTCTGGCTGGAACGATGCTTTCCCTCCTCCTACAATAACCTTTGCTACGGCATCATACTGATTGTATAGGTCACCAGCAGGGCCACTAATTACAATGCCGTTCTCTGCAATATCATTCTGCTTATACCAATTCTTAGTCAGATCATTGTGTATCATCTGCTCCTGCTGCTTAACTACTCCACCGCTCTTTCTTAACAAAGCAATATTAGAGTTCCGTACCCAAAGATCACGCATACTGTTAGGCATGTTTTTCGATAGTTCTGCTATCTTCCTACGTGAGGCATCCATGTAATCGTTAGCATAGTCTTTGTTAGGCTTCTTCTGGATTACTTTACCCTGTGCATCAGTATAAGTACCTTCTCCGTACTGTGAAGCGTAACCGGCACTGTCCAACTGAGCAAACTCTAATGCTAACTTAGAATTAGAATCCATCAATAGGCTCTGATCGTTCATTTGCTTCATTCTACCTAGAGCGTTACCTAACTGAGATACGTCTTTACCAAGCCCAGCTAATGCCCGAAACTCAGCAGTACCGAAATCAGATGGAACCTGAGCAGTTGCAGATTGTGTACTTAATCTACCTTGACGTTGGAAAGTTACTGTCATATCAAAGACCTCGCCTGTAATGCTGTTGAACCGGCTCCTGATAGTAATGTACCAAATGCACCTATACCAGCCGCACGTTTAGCCTGTGAGCCTTGCAAACTAGTTAGCCTAGACTTACTCTTTAAGAAGCTAGATCGTTGCGTACCGCCGAACCTCGTAAGTTCTATGTCCTGTGCTAAGTCTCTTGCCGTCTGTTCAAACAGTAAGAACGGTGAGCCAGCAGCAGTAACACCAGCCGCAGCAGTTTGCGCACGCTGTGAAGCCCTTAACTTACGACCACGCTCAGATAGCAAATCAGCATCATGTTTAGCCGCCTGTTCTTCTCGTATCGCTTGGTTCTGTTGTACCTGTGCGTTATATTCAGCGTTTGCTTCGGCTTGTTTACCAGCTTGTATCTGTCCGTAAGCGGTTAAGCCTATACCAGCAGCACCAACACCAAGAGCAGCAAGTCCTAAAGCACCACTCAATCCTATCCCACCAGCAGTAGCGGCGGCAGCACCACCAGCGGCTACAGCACCGGTAGCTACAGTAGCAGTAGCAGCGGTAGCCAATGTAGGAGCAATTGCAGCAGCGGCTAAAGTAGCAGTAAAAGGCATTATTCACCTACCTTACTATACATGATTGCATTCGTTCCGTCTGGATGATATTTTCTCATAGTAAATTCCTTCTTAAATCCGAACCACTTAATAAATCGTATACCTTCTTTAAAATCTTCTCGCATAGGTGCTTGTATCCTTACTAAGTTATACTCTTTTTGCCATTCATCTACAAGATGTTTTGATTCTCTCACAAACTCCATTGTGTAATCTGATATGTCACTTACAAACAAACCCCATATCTCGCCTACTCCAGTCCACATTATTTCAATACCTGAGCATCCTATAATCTTACCATCAACTATACCAGTGACAGCAGGGCCTCGTACAGCCTTTATCTCTGCCCATAGTCTAGTTTGGTCAGTCAATTCAAGTCCGGGCTGCTTAGGGTAGCCTAGAATCTCAATTGCATCTTCAGGTTTGAATGGTCTTAGAATCATAGTACCTTTGCTTCCCAGTAAAAGTCAATGTCATTAGATGCACTATTGTTACAAGTAAACACGATATTAGTAGCGTCTACTGAAGAAACTATTAAAAATTCATCGGCAGCCCTACCAGTAGAAGCAGTAACCATTACAGAGGTAGGAGTAGCAGAAAGTCCGTGTGGAGTGTTAGCAGGACTAGTAACAGTACCGCTAGCAACGATAGTAGCAGTACCAGAACTTTCAGTTACATAACCGTTATTGTCGTGTATCTTATTACCTGTACCACTATTAGTTACCGTAGCTGTAAAGATGTTATTAGATACTCTGTTATTAGTAGCACCAACGTTTAAGAGCAAATCAGTAGTATTGCCGTTGAAGTTACATGAGCCTATTACTCCGTTGTCTCCAAATACTGTTAATCCAGTAACGCAAGTATCAAACACAGTATTAGTTACTATATTATCGCTTGAACCTGTTCTTAATCCTACAGCAGTACAGTTTGTAAACGATACATTCTCAACACTATTCCTAGTCCCAGCACTTATATCCATGCCAGTACTTACACCGGATATAGAACCGTTATTAACCTTGACGTAGTTAGCATTAATGCCAATGCCTTTACTTGTGCTTGAACCTGAGATATAGAAGTTACTAAGAGAACTACCATGCGCACCCAGCCCTGAAGCGTCTGTCTGTTGGAATAGAATACCTTCAACGCCTACAAGCCCATCAATATTGATATTATTAAGTACACAAGGACTTCTAAGATAAAGTCCATATTCTTCTGGGTTCGTTATGTGAATATTTTCAAATACAATCCCACTGCTATCACTACCTGTATTCTTAATAAAAACACCAGACCCGCCAGTATCTACGATAGTTACATTACTTATCAGGCATCTAGTACAAGTATCATCAGTGAAGTAGATTGAATTACTGTTAGAGTCGTTAATCTTGACATTCTCTATTAAAAGATCTGTTACTTTCCCAATGTCAATGCACCAAGCACCTGTCTGCAAAGAACAGTCGCAAGATAAGTCTCTCAATGAACAGAAGTTACTATTGTCGAAGCAAACAAGTATCGAACCACCAGCGGCAGCCTTGATTACTGTAGCTTCTTTACCTACGCCTATTACATTAACATTGCTCTTAGCTGTTAAATCTACTGTAGTTACAGAGTAAGTACCCTCTGGAAGGAGTACAATTCCACCACCAGCTAATGCACAAGCTGTTATAGCATCGTTAATAGCGTCTGTATCATTAGCAGTTCCGTTACCAATAGCACCGTATTCTTTCACACTGTAAACAGGCGCTCTGTTATCAACGTACGCTTTAACTGACTGTTGACTTGCAGGGGCTACGTTTGAATTAGAGGCCATGTTATCCTCGTCCTTCATACCTAAAACAAGTTGTCCAGCAGGAGCATCAGCAGCACCTACGAGGTTAGCACCAAACGGGCTTACTGTAACAGTGTCAAGATCAATCTCGCCAGAAGCTAAAGTAGGGCCACCGGCCGAATCGAACTTCAAATAAGCATCTGCCCTATCAATAGAGTTAGGTAATATAGCACTTAATGAATCAGGGTCACTTGACGGGAAAGACAAGTGCTTGCCTGACTTAGCAGTATTCTCTTGTATCTGTGTCTGTAGATCATCAAGGGACTTCTCAATTGTTTCAGCAGGTAATGCACCACCAGTATTCAAATCAGTCTCTTGCACCTGTTCTGTCTGCCTCTGGATAATCAAAGTAGAGCCAGTAGGATAAGTTACAGTAGTTGTAATAGAACCACCGCTATAATAAGGCAAAGAACCAGTAAATGTAACCGTATAATTGGTAGTTTCAGCAAGCGTTGTAGTCTCACCTGTGGTAGTATCCCTCAATAATACTTCAAGTTCTGAACTGTCTGCTACTTGGAATGTAAATGGAAATCCAGTAACGGAAGCCCCAGTCTGGTAGCTATTTCTAGAATATGCACTTATGGTCATGTTGTCTCCAATATCATTGTGATACTTAATATGTTACAGGGTAAAGGTACATCGCTTATCATTACAAAGTCTCCCTCTTTTTCCCATCCACCATCAATATTCTGTGTTACAGTCTTGCTTTTCAATGGGATTGGGTTATCCATTAAATCATCTGCTTCTCTAAATATAATATCCATCGTGTCATCAGCATTTGGCCCAACCTTCAAATAGTTAGTCTCAAATACTGTTATAGCTACTTCTTTAATAGCTTTCTCTGAACCTAAGTTCATTTCACCCTGCTGTGGTCGCATAGGCTCTAACGTCGCTGTGTAAGGTAATCCTATATGGACTACAGAAGCGGGTTCGTCTATCGTAACTGAACCACCTGAAACAACCTGATTATTCTGTGATGAGCCATCTCCGCATACTGCAACTGTCTTACCTTCCAAATGAGAAATATCGTAAAACGTTACAGCAGGTTCACCATCATAACTTACGCCAGAGTCAACAAAGAAACCGTTTTCCTGCGCACCAAAGTCGAATGATGATATTCTTTCAATGTATCTCTTCTCACTACCGCCTACTGTTCTATTAACAATTACCCAAATCTCATCTTCACCAACATTACCAGTAGACTCTTTACCGGGCTTTGTGGCTACAGATTCAAAATTACCGTCTGTAGTTCGCTTAAACCATGCAATTACGTCCTCTTCCCTTAAGTAAGTCAGCCCAATTAGGTCTCCATCGTTCGTAACACACCATAGGACGCGTTCAGGGCGTTTCTGGAAGGCTATCTCTTTAATTCCGGTTCCTACTATGTCTTCAGCTAAACGGGTCATATTAGATGCTCTAAAGCGGTCTGATTCCCAGTTGTAATTAAACTCGTTTACCCTCTTGCTACCCTTCTCCACAAATAGTATTCCCAAGGATGTATTTACAGGTTGTATTGGTACGGTTCCAGACGAATCTTGTATCTTAGCGTGTGGGTTAGATGGTGTTAATACTGAGTTGTTTCCAGTAGATGCCAAAATATATTGACCACCAACAGTTCCAGCTAACAAGCTCTTCTCTCCCTGTAACCACATAATAGGGTCTTGCGACTCTGCAATAGTGTATGTTAAAGCTCTATCATCTTCAGTACCGGGTAAGAAGTTCTCAAAGTCTCCACCGGGGAAAGCTACACTACCCCATATTGTCGTAGGCTCATATGTAGTACTTCCTAAGAACATCCTTTGTTGAAAGAACGAGATGCCTCTAGGGTAGCCTCTAACGTCGTTCCAGGAGCCTTCAGACCATTTAGTGGTAGGTATATCGGCTTTAGCTAGATCGTTGATTACAGTGGCCTCAGCAAGCTGTGCGTTAGTTACAGCGGTTATCTCTACAATTCCATCTACAAGAGTCTTACGTGAAGTCAGGTTAATGTCAATTGTTCCTGTTGTATGGTTACTTACGGTAGCCCTATACTGTGCATCGTCAATCTCTTCAGTAAATGTTAGGGATTTGTTAGAATCGCCCCTAGAAGAGAACTGATACACTGTTTCCCAGTTAGTTCCGTCATAAGTCCTCTCTAGTGCTACCGTAGCTGTCCAAGTCTTGTGTGTATCAAAGTCAAGTTCCTGATCTAATGCAACGTCTAATTCAGCAGTAGAATCGTTCACACTAGATGCAAAATCTTCATCTACATCCTCAGAGTCTTTAGATAGTGTAATCTGCCACAAAGAACCTACATGACCAGCCTCAAACACATCGTCAGAGGCAGTAAGTGTTATATCTCCGGTAGTTCCGTCAGGTGTTATCTCTATCTCAGTATCGTTCTCGTCTAAGAATGGGCCTCGTTTAAATTCTGTCTGTTCAATAGTCCAATCTGTATGATCTAGCCTAGATAGTTTCTGTGTTGGGAAAGAAGGGTTGGTCAGGTACATTACGTCTGCATTCTGACCTCTCTGAACGTTAATTATGTCTGTAGATGCGAACGGAGTAGCTATCTCGTAAGGTACTGCTCCACTCTGCAACTGTCCCCAATCCCTGTAAAATCTTATGTAAAAGTCACCAAACTCTAAAATATACGAATCGTCCTCAGAGAACATAAACGTAATCAACCGTGAAGCCTTATTGGAGAACTTAGCAGAAGATTGATATACAAGCCCGGGTATCTTCGTAGCACCGCCTACAGGGTGTATCATGAAGTTCTCAATTACCCTGCATCCGTTACCGTACTTGTTAAAGTCAATCCTAGACCCTACTCTACCTGAGAGGTATCCACCAGCGAAAGATGTTTGTATTTTTCTTGTTTTAGGCACTTTTAGTCCTACCTACGGTTATCCAGTCTTGGTTACCTTTATCGTCTACGAATCCCTCAGCTTGATTCGTACCGTCTGCAAGAGGCTTCAGAACAGAGTAATACTCTTCCTTAAGGCTCCTAGCTAACTGAGGGTCAGTTGCGATAGGTATAGCCAACTTAGAGGCTAACAGTGTGTAAATAGCAGTTACTACGTTAGGTGTAATCTTAGAGTCGTCTGAAATCCTCTTGAGGTACGTTATATAGACACATTCCTCGTTAGTAAGGATATAGTCACCTTCTCGGCTCCATATAGCACCTGTAGGCTCGTCACTAGTCTCTCCGACCAGATTAGTTACCCTTGTACAGTCAGCAGGGACTTGATAAGCAAACTCCCACCCAAAGGACGGTTGATCTGTAACAGCCGCTAAGGGGCCGCTACGAGCCTTAACTTCATTAAAATGTACACCAACCTCATTAAGCACTTCATCTCTAGTCTGCTCATAGTAAAGTTTAGTAAATCGGCCCTCTTTAGTGGAAGTATCACCGAACGTATCGATTCTCTTCTCACCTATAAGACCTAATGCCATGTTGCATATTGTAGTTGCACTTTGCATATATCACCTTAAAAAGCGGTACGGAGCAGGAGAAAGGAGGAAAGACCCACTCCGTACCTTAGGCAAACTATTGTGAAATAACTGGAACCGCTGTGATTCCAATTGAACCAAGTACTACCCATCCTACTGTAGCATCGATGAATTTGAGACTAATAGTCTCTCCTACAGTCGTTAATACAGTAGTTGCCCAACCTGTAGCAGTTGTTGGAGTAATAGTACCTGCGCCACCATCCGTTACAATGACTACTGTTAGAATCTGTCCAGCAGTACCATCAGCCAATGTCCATGCAGATGCAGCACCACTTGTGGCCTCTACAATAGCATGGGTAATCGGAACAGCACCGTTAGCAGCCGCCAAAGTAGTCTTACCACCCAGCGTCAAAACAGCTTCAGATGTAACCAATGCAGCAACAGTCGTCGCAGTTTCCTTCATCCATGACCAAGCTTTGTCACTAGGGACATTGCCCGTAAGCCAATAAGAATCAGGTCTAGTTGTAATATCAATTGTCATGATTTACTCCTTAAACTGGTCGCTGTTGGATTTTAAGGGTTTCGTTGACAGGCTCAAGACCCATCCACGCATCTACGTTACCAGCGGAAATACTTCCACCGTCAGTGTAATAGATACCTACATATCTAAGGCATTTCTTCAAAGGTATCTGAACTGCCAGAAGAGTAGTTCCAGACGTAGCAGTTGTAGAAGCCCAAGTTGTAGCCAAGATTTCACCTGTAGTATCTGTTGGAGCGGTAGCTTCAGTAACTACGTGAATAGTCAAAGCATCTCCTAAAACAGTTGTACCACAAAGTACGTTAATGTAAACGTAACCCAGTTGTCTCTGGTCATCACTCAAATCACCCAAATCAAGGATGTTTGTGCTGATAGCAGAAGCAGCTACACTTTGGTTATCGCTTAGTTCCAGTTTCGAATCCATAAAACTCATAATAATCTCCTAAGAAACAACAGTTTCAGTGTTAGTAATGATAGTATCTTCCATACGCTGACAGATAACACCATCGAACATTGTCATCGGAACGCCCGACAATCCAGTTGCTTGTGACCAGAACTCATTGTTACCTTTATCCTTCATGCGGATTTGGGCTTGTGTTGCAATCTTCTGATTGTAATAAAGTCTCGTAGTTGCTCGGTTGAAGTTACCTTCGTTAAGCAATTCGATAAGCTTATCTTCATTAAACAGATTGTCAGTTCCAGATACTTCAATATTAGCCAAACGACCAATAGAGAATTCGTCACGTACTACAAGGCCAACCCACCATTTAAACTGGGTAACCATGCCGTAATATGGCAGATCAGAACCGTCAAGCAATACTTCACGGCCAATATTCACAGCAGATAGACCCAAAGCACCACGGTTAGCAGCATTAGATGGATAAATACAGTGTGTCTTACGTGCGCCCCAATCTACAGCATAGATAGAGGTTGTATCGCCACCTGTTCCACCGTTACCAATTACGGTACGTTGTGTCAGGTCGTTCAGACGCGCACCAAGGCCGTTAAACTCTTCAGGTGAACTAGCTAAAGTTCCAGAGAAAAGCTTCTTAGCAAAGGTTTGTGACATTCCTTCAACAAAAGCCATATCCTCATCACGCCTTACCTGTGTAGGATTAGGGCTTACATCAAGAATAGCTTCGTCAATTTCACTACGCGCTTCAATCAAAGCTGTTGGTTCTACAACTACCTGAGTCGTAGATGCTTCTTTTGTTACGCCTTCGTAAGCCTTTCGGAATGACCCTGTAGGCAAACTAGCTCTACGGGTAAACTTCTCTGAAGCTAACATATTAGTCGGACGCCAAGGGATATCCATAAGGATAGGCATTTTTGCAGTTAATACTTCTGCAATTTCAATCATTCCGCTGTCGTTAGTTCTTTTGGACAATTCCAAAAAACCAAGTTGAGCATTAGGGGTTAGAGTAGCCATTTTATTGTCTCCTATAAAATAAATTAAATAACTCGGAGAGGTGTCTACTCAAGTAGGCTCGCCTACGTTTTAGCTCGTTCAGCTTATTGTGTTTTACTGTCACTCACAGTCGGGCCTTTACAGGGTATCCGATTTAACCTTAATCAGTGTCCTTGCGGATGATTAATAGTTAGGTTGTGTTGGTTCTGCATAGAAAGAATCACTCATCATACCGCCTTTGTTACTAGAACTGGCCTGTCCTGTAACTAAAGTGGCTTCAGCAATCTTGTCTTGATACACAGTATTCAACATCTTTATAATTAACGGGTTATTATTAAGCCCAAACTTATCAAAAAGCTCTGATACGCCATTAACCTTATCGTCAAGATAGTCTATAGCCTTCTGAGAGCCTTTAATGTAATCTTGGTACTTGTCATCACCCATTTCTGTTTTAATCGCTTCTGTGGCCTCATGAGCCTGTTTATCCATGCTGTCACGGAGAGCAGTTACTTCTTGTGCCCTGAAGTCATGGTAATATTTCATTGCATCTTGTGCTTGTGCCTTTGTGAAGTTCTTAGAGTGTGCGAACTCTGCAAAATTACTAGCAAACTCATCACTCCACTGTAAACCTTCCGGCATGTTCTCAGGCTTTGCAAACTCATAACCAGCCGATGTTTCAGGCTTACCCATCTTTAAAGCAATATCATTGTAAGCAGTAGCCTTATCCTCATCGCTTGCATCGTCTTTAGGAAGCCGTATAGAGCCTCCTATTAGCTTCTCAGCACTTGCACCGGCCTTAGCCGCATCAGCAACGCTTTCATACTTACCAGCCCATGCAGCAGTGCTATCGTCAAGATCAAGACCGTCTCTCCACGTTGTTGTTGTTTCGCCGCCATCGTCATTGTTTTCTAATTCGCTCATAATTTAGCCTTTCTTAAACATTTCTTGTATCCACTTGGATAATTCTAGTGCTTCTTCTGGTGACATAACCTTTTCGCCTATTAATAAATTAACGCCATTTGCTCTTGCTATGTCCTTAAACTTAAGTTTGTTCTGGTACTCACCATTAATCCTGTCTGAAGCTTCCTTAGCCTTCTTGTATTCTTCACCAAGAGTTTCAGCCTTAGACTTCTTCTTGAACATAAATCCTTTGTTACTCATTTCTTGCCTTTCATTAAACTATCTATCATCTCATTAGAGTTCACGCAAACTCCGTCTTTCTTGTCCAAAACCTTACAAAGCTCAAGTATTTCACATGCAATATTATGCCTAATCATCCCTTCTTCACTATCGACAATGCCGAAGTAGTTAAGGTTATAAAGCAAGTTGGCTAATACATCTTTGCCTGAACCACTACCGAACACAGAAGAATACTTAGCTTTCATAGCCTTCATATCTGTATCTGGTAAATCATTGTTAAATTGGTTATCCAATCATCTGCTCCAATGGACTACCAGGCTCGGTAGTCTTGTTTACGTTAGGTACGTTCTTTGCCATCATATCTAACTGCTCTTGTTGCTGTTGTGCTTCTATCTGCTGTTGTCGCTCTTCTCGTTTACCAGCCACAGCCTCATCAGACCTAATTTCAGCTTCAGGTAGATTATTATCTCTAATTATCCGCTTAGCAGCCATGTCAGTATCTATCCAATCAGCAGCAGAAGGGTCTAATTGAATTATTGGAGCCAACTGTTGCATAGCAGTCATTTGCTGTCTTAGCTTCAGTGATGCTTTCTGTGCCTGTGCCAATGGGCCTAAATACTCTATTCTTATCTGATTAACCTGATCTGTCAACGATGCAGGGGGAGGTGGGTACCATCCCTCCTCCTGACCGATTGCGAATACTCGTTCATGTACCGGATTAAGCAATGATGTCTCCATCCTGCCAATCTTAGGTGCCATTAATATTGAACGTTCAGCAGTCTTTTCCATTACCTCTGTTGCTGTCTGTGGCTGAGTAGCCCTTGCTAACAATAAGAAGAAATCTATGTTAAATCTGCGTTCTATCTGTAAAGCTAATCGATCTTCTCTCTCTAATCCTGCACTGTAGTTAATTCCGGGGTTCAGGGCTTCTATTTCCTCACCTTGCTTAAGATAAGTAAAACCACCCGGCCTTACGTTAATCTTGCCTCTAAGCTGGTGTGAAGCCTTATAAGACGGTTCAGAGGCTAGGTTCTGTGCCTTCATGTTAGACTTAGCACATGAATTTATAGCCCAAATATCCACCAATGCCCTGCCACCAATACCAACACCATATTCACTATCGGAACTTAATTCATAAGCCCAATGAGTATAAGGTTTTGTGTTATACCCTTTAATCTGAGTAGTTTTCTTCTCTGTACTCTTGTACTCGATATAAATACTTACCCATGCTCTATCAATGGTTTTCTCTCCATCAAGGATCATGTCACTTTTCTTATAGATAGCGTGAATGAACTCTACCCTTGCAAACGGTGTAGTTTCAGCTATACGAACAGTATTGGGTGACAAACTATCTTCACCAAACTTATCTACAGCCTCTTTAGCAGTTATCTTGAACCGACGATGCAAAATATTCTTACTATGGAAAACTTCTCGTGGATGGAATGACTTAAAGTCAATAGTATTCTCTTCTTTATCCTTCTCCATAAACAATACTGTATCGCCAATTGAACCAGCGTCTTTAAATATCGGCCCTAAAGCTGAATAGAAGTTACTCTCTCTAAATATAGAATAATTAACCTGTTCAACTTCCTGTAACCATGCTCTTATCTCAGGGTTAAGATTAACCTCTGATTCACTCATAGTATATCTAAACCAGTCCAAACTAGACGAAACAAGGTTTCCCTGCATACCGTCTGACCAGTTATCTAAAGCCTCTTCAGGAACGCCCGTATAAACCTCAAGGTTGCGCTTAGCACCTACATCGGTATAGTTATCGTCGTTATCAGTCCACAAAGACAACTCAGGGCGTATAAGCTTAACAACCTCTTTATACACGTCCTCATGTGGAAGCCTCTGCTCTTCCAACTGGCCTTGACGCTCTAAAATTTTATCATATAACTTCTTAGCCATTATTCACCTAATGTAGTCTTCAAAACCGGTGCGAATATATCAGCACTCTCAGTTAATTTACCACGTGATAGTAAAGTACCACCCGCACGCCTCTTACGTTCCTGCTCCGACACCACAGTAGGCTCAATCTCAGCACGTTGCGGTACTGGAGAAGGCTTGATAACAGGTTGTTGGCTTCCGCCGCCGCCAAAACTCATGCTCGTCTCCTGACTCTATTTTCCATAGGATCGTATTCTGTATAATCATGTGTCATTCTACTTACCTCATCTTCCACGGTAGCAGCAGTTGTGTAACCTACCATCTGACCGTCAATCATTAACTGTGATCTATATGCCATTGCCATGTAACCAAAAGCATCAGCAGGGTTACTTGCCCAGTCATGTAAAGGTTTATCGTCAAATACAGAACGGGCGTCCGTGCTTCTCGCATCATTTCTCTTACGTTTGTAGTGATTTAGCCCATCGACGCCCATTTTGCATTTATCGCTGAATTTGCATTTATGTAATAAAAGTCTTACGCATTCTATACGCTCCATAATAAAGTGTCTATTTACTATCATTACAGGCTCATTCATCAAGTTCTGTAGTATCTGCTTGCGTGTCTGTACCTGTTCGCCCTGTATTCTCTGATTACCATCATGTGGTAAATAATGCTCTTTATAAATATAAGTCTTATCTCTTAACCATTTAGCATAGTGTCCAATACCTTCTGAATGGTTCTCGTAATAATCTATCAACCATACTTCACCACGAATGAACTGAACGCACCATATAACAGTCGTGTCACTTACTCCTAAGTCCCAGAACGTGTATACAGGCTGGTCAGGTTCATACAAGCACTCTAGACCTGATCTATCCTGCTTAAGGGCGTCAGACATCAAACTAGCGTAAAAAGCACCCTCAAGGTCGTAATCTTCCCATGAGTTCAGGATATACCTGTTGTACTTCTTAGGGCTCTCATCTTTCAACTGCTCCCAATCATCCAAAGTAGCTTGTGGTAAGTGGTTCCTGCAATCTTCAATATTAGACTCTACCAACGAGTAGTTATTAAGTTTCTTGTTCTTCCATCTGTCCCATACCCAATTGTGACCAGCAGTATTAGCAATAACCATACCCTTATGAACTTTTGCTTCATCTCTACGCATCCTGCCACGTAACAAGTCAAACTGTTCTGCACTGTCGAACTCTTCAGCCTGTTCTATCATAAACCAGCCTAAGTTAACGTTCTGAAGCTTGCTCAACTCGTCACCATGCCTAAACATGATAGTTGACCCATTAGAAAGCGTCACTTCTTTAGCATCCTTCTTAACCGCTAGACCTGTATACCTCTCAAAGTCCTTCAGCGTACTATCTCTAAGGTCTGTGAACTTCTTACGTACTATCATCCCAAGGTTCTTAGGGAACGCCTGAGATAGCTGTAACCCCTTGAGAATGCCCACCATAGTCTTACCACTTCCCCAGCCGCCTACAAAGGCAGGGAAACGAGCTTCACTATCAGTGAAAGCACTTTGTTTGCTATTAAGATGTATGGTTGCTTTAGCCATTTATAAAATTATTATCCACTAAGAGAATAGTTAAACTCCATGATACTCCAAATGTAGCACTCGTTACTGCGTGACATACAAAGTCAGTCTTTTCAGGGAATGGTAACATAATCGGAAAACTTACAATCCTGTCTGAAGTACCTGAACTTATTAAACTGAATTCGTCCTGTACTCTAAATACCTTGCCGTCCTCACGTGTGTGGCCACTCATAATAGCATTTACAGAGGTTGCTCCTACGCTTTTAGTCATAGAAGCCTCGTAACCCATTACGTTACCAGTAAAGCCAGCAGGAACAGTATAAACGCACTGTAAGGTTTGCGCACTGCCAGCAGATACGTAACCACGAACATCTAATGGCTCGTCTGGTATTCCCGGCGTAGTAGTATCACCGTCTACATAAATATAAACATTGCCTTCAAGTACAATACCGTTAGAGTTATAAGCTCGATTAAGTCTTTTAAGTGGAGTGTCTAAAGTTACCTTAGCTGTTCCATCAAGTGCCTTACTCTGAACAACAGGTTCTAAAGCACCGTTCAACCCTTCAACTGTTATAATAGCTGTATCGTCTGCATCTGAACTTGACATCGTATCTATATCAGCAGTATCGGAAAATGTATATATCCTGGCGTCAGTATCTACCGCTCCAAATTCCCATACGTCAGAACCTATAACGGCGTTAGTTATTGAATCTATAGACCCAAACTTACGTATAAAAGAATGACCGGGAACGTTGCCCTTAGCCACTTCTACTAGAAAATCAGTATTTAATGAAGGATTACTTATCATTCGTTAGCCCACCATGTTATTCGTTCTAAATTGTTCTCTGTTAGATCACGTTGTGGATATACACACCCGATACAATCTCTGTAATAATCAAGTTTAGGGCGTTTGTACACATCAAATCCGCTTTGCCTTTGAACTGAACTTCCTTTACCTACATCGCAATTGCCGCCAGATAAAGGAATATCACTAAACCCTACCTCTGGAGCTTCCATTACACTCTCTAACTCATTACCAACAGCAGGAGGGGTACTGTCAGGGTCGTTCCCTACAGAACCCCACGCAGCCTGTAATGTAGCCATCGTAGAATATTCAACACCTTGGAACTCTGCCAAAGTAGCACCGCCAGTTGGATTATAAACATTGTTATTTAAAGCGTTACCACCATGTCCGTAAACTCCGGGGTCTTCATCGTCTGTAGAATCCCTAAAGCACAGCCCTATAGCATCATCTGCTTCAAATATGTTATTGTAAATATCGTTAAAGTGTGGGTATATGTTAGGTAAACCAGTTGCATCTTCTTTCTGCCAAAGCAAAGCAGCCGGGTCTGCAACACCTGATGTCCTAGCTGTACCAATACAATGATTGTTAATTACCTTGTTTGAAGTAGAATCACTCTTAAGATACATTGCTACAGGTGCTTTAATAAAATTACTCTCTATCAAAAGATTGTTAGCTCCCTTGATAACTAGACCTAATACAGAATTTAAGTCCATTCGATTACCACGAACTATTCCGCTCTCTACTCCTTGTGCTATCAAACACCCATGATTATTAGCATGTATCCCGTCATAACTTATCTTGTTATAACTAAAATTAACGTCACCAGAGAAACCCGGACCTGTTGGAGGTTCTATTGGGTCGATACCAAATAAGAACATCACATCTGCACCAACAACGGCATTAGACTTAGTTATATCATTGTCACATACACAAGCACTACCGGCAGCACCCCGCAAGGTTATCGCTCTGCCTGTTAAAGCATCACACTTATTCCCACTGAATAGTAATTCCCCGACACCTAGAACCAGTGTAGCACTCCATGACATATTTAGAATATTGGCAAAAGTACCAGCACTTACAAATGTATTATTAACTATGGTTATCTTACTAGCTGTTAATGTAGGCACAAACGATGAACTTACTCCCTTAATCAATAAGAAGGTATCTGCACCAGTAAATGAATTACCTTTAATTAAAAACTCGTCAGGTGAAACATTACTCTGTGTTATATCTATCATTGTCGATGCTGGAGCATCACTTATCATAGTGCAGTCAATAATAGAAAACTTATAAAGATCAACAATCCTAGCAAAACCGTAATTCCCTGCTACCCTGTTATTATTTATCGTACAACTATCAAACGTTACTTCCCTTGTACTACTAGACATCGCAGATGTATTAAATATACCGTTACTGTTATTATTGTCTAATCCCTCTATATGGCATCTGGTCAAAGTTAAATGAATATCAGCAGTATCGGTTATTCTCATAAAAGCAAACGAGTGCGTTCCAGTTGGCCTAAACTCTATGTCCTCAAAAGTGAAGTCAGAACCATCTACGCAAGCTGTAAAATCAAGAACCCTTTGACTTGATAAAGATGGGTTCATAATCAGAGTACCAGCACCGTAACGCTTATACGTCAAAGTCTTACCACTCTGAGTAGATATAAATGCTAATATCTCAGGATAGTTGCCAGCAGCGATATTTGCAGTATCACCATCAGACATTGTATCATGAGCCTTGTTAATAGTAGCCCAAGGACCGACCCCTCCGCCATCGACAGTAGGACTAGTACCGTCTAAGGTAGTATCGTTGCCAGTATCACCATTTACATAAAAATCAGCCAAGTTGATACCTCGTATACCAAGTACCGCCCAATGAAATACTAACCCATACCTTCAAGTAAGATACACCAGTGTTACGCTTAAACAGAACGGTTAAAGGCTGTTTAGCTCCTATATCCGTTCCAGTATCCAAACCCCATGCATCCTGATCTGTATCAAACGTCTGATCTGTAATAGGTATGTCCTGCTCTGTAACATCTAACAAGTTATCACTGTCATCAAACTGACCTATACATATACTACAACTCTGTGAAGCAGTCGTATTAGCCATGAATAACCGTATCTTGCTTACAGGCTCAGATAATAGTATCTCGGCAGGTTGTGTACCCAATGCTACCAATGCAGTCTCAGTAACCGCAACTTGCAAAGCATTAGTAGTACCACCACCGTCATAAACAGTAGAAGCTGAAGCACCTGTTACTGAACCTATTGATGTTGTCGTATCCGCTGGATTACTTATACCCATGATTTAAAACTCCACCGCGCAAAGGTTCTTACCACCGCTTAGGCATATTGCGTACACTGGACCAATAAACGGCAATGTATCTTCACTCAAACAAACACTACCGCCATTAGCATTCAATCTAATCATCTTGCCTAACACAGCAGCATTACCAAGACCAATGTAAATAGTCTCATTATCATCATTCGATAGCAATAAACCCTGTCTTGACTCATTGTTATCAGCTACCAGTGTAGAATCTGTGCCTACCGTTACTGTCTTGTCTGTCGCTTCTCGTCTTGTTGTACCCATTGTATTACCTCATTAACTGTTATATTTATTAAATCCGCTTCGTGTCAGGCCTGTACTTACTATAAAGCCAACTATCAATGCTATCACAGTAGCTATGCAAAACTTCATACTGTTACCACCTTATCCCCTTCTATCCATGCACCTGCTTCTGTGTCTACCACAGGGTTATGAACTTCCGAATCGTAAGAGTGCATAGTATCGCCATCCTCGTCAATCTCTACCTTCAGCGTACTGTACCCAAACTCAGCCTCAAGTACGCCATCAGCCACGAAACCACTAGGAGTGTAAACCTTAACGCCCTTCTCAATCACTAACTCCAACAACTGCGGGCATATGTCAGCAACGAACGTTATGTGGTCAGAGAATACTAGCAATGCGCCCCACGTGTTTGACCTGCCTACAATACCGTATGACCGCAAGTACTCCATCATATGACCTTGATACGCATCATATGCTATTGTAACAAAACCTAAACAGTCATCGCTAGAGTTTAACTCGTTCCAAGCCTCTATCCCGTCCTTATAGCCGTGTGCAGCCTTATGTATGGTCTTGTTTATATCGTCTGTCATGCTGTAGCCCTTTCTCGATTAGCATTATTACGCTCTATAAGCTCTGTAACTGCCTTTGCATTACTCTTGCGGTACTTGTCAATAATCTTATCAAAGTCTGCTTGCCAACGCTTCTCCATCCTATCCTGCCCTTGCAAGACTCCAGTAGCTGTCCAACGCTCTACTTCACCTGTTATCATGGATACGCCTAAATTGCCGGATATGACATGTTTCTGAGTGTTACCCCCGTGATTCGCCCCATTACCTTGCCGGATATGACATGTTTCATGCTGTATCTGATCATGATCTAGGTGTTCACACGGTGTATTGGGGGTATCTTGTGCGGTATGTGAGCTTGCTAAGCGGTGTTCTTCATGTAAACAATCGCCATCCCTGCTATTCCTATGGCGCTTAATATGTTCATTATTTCCATCAATTCCATCATTATTACCCGTTCCTTCCGTTTGTTCGGTGCTTAATTCTTCAATATCTTGTCTACCAAGAGAATCATCGTAACAGCAAATACACCCGGTATCACTACCATAGGTGGTAAGCTCGTTATATTCTCCAGTATTAACATTGCCATTACCATTAAGATCATTGCTAGCAGGGTGTACAGATTTAACCTCGCTATACTCATTATTTCCTCTTTCTACCGTTTGTTCGGTGTCTGTTAGCTTAAGTAACGCCTCAGGATGCCCTGTAAGCGACGATCTCTTCTCTTTTGACTCACTGCCCGCCTGTATTGAGATAATGTCTTGTTGATGCTCTAGAGTTCTTTCTAAGGGGTTTGGGGTGTTATTGCTCATTTGTGCCCTCTTCAGTCTTAATCGGGGCCATGCCTACTACGTTTAGTACTTCAAAGTCTACCTGGTGTTCCTGCTTATCCTTCCACTTACCCTTAGTGAGGTTGGTTAGAACGAACTTGGCCGCTGCTGTATCACTTGGAAGCTGTCTAACGGTGGTTGTGACTACTGATTCGACACCATTCTCGTCTAATTCCCGGGTTATCTTACGTGTTTCGCTTACTTCTAATCCAGTCGCTCTGCTTAGAACTGCATTCTCTACCTGTCTTATCAGTTCTTCGTCTGCTTCCCTTACGGCTGATTTGAATTCTGGATACTTCTTTGCCCAAGCTTTTATTGTGCTTATACTTACATCTAAATGACTTGCCAACTCTCTTTGTGTGTATTTCTTCTCTACCCTTAACTTATAGGCTATGTCTGCATACTCTGGTTTGTAGCTGGTTGGTGCGCCCATCTTAGCCATTATTTAGCTCCCTTGCTTACCTGGGGTATATTAAAACGTCTTAAGTCTCCGAATTGGTTTTGGCTGTTCAGGAAAGAGCGTAGGCTGTTAAGTATGTTTTGCCTTGTTACTATCTGTAAATGTGAGGTTTCATCGATTGCCTCTTGTGTCCGTTCGCATGTATCAAGCAAACTTGTATTTATTTGCATATTATTATCACTACCCGAATTATTACATTTGTGTTGCATTACCTTAATTATACAACCTTTATGAAATATGTCAAGAGTATGTGATACATTTTTGCAACATTTTAATTTGTGTGTATATTATTTATTTATTATTTGTTATAGAATTAATTGACAAGTACCGATAATAAGCATATACTAATTATAGTTAAATAAGACATTAACACTAACTAAGGGAAACATATTATGAGAAAATTGCAAGTATTGATTGATAATAAATGGCAGTATGTTTTTTGCTATTCGCAGACTAAATCGCTAGTTCTTACTACTGATAAATCAAAAGCCCTACCTCCTAAGGCTTGTTTTGCGAAGGATGATTTAGACTACTTCTCTTCGATGTTTTCGAGTAAACAATTCAAACTAACTAATCTATACTAACTAAGGGAAACATATCATGCAGAAAAGAATTAAAACAAAAGGTATCACAATAAGAGACTTAGAACTTGACAGTCTATTTTATAACGGAATGACTTTAGTGGGTTGTTTAGCTAATTTCCCTAAGATTCGTTATGACTTGGGAAAGTACTCACCGTCAAACTTTCAAAAGCAGACTTTATACAAGCAGAATGAGCCAATTTGGTATACTACCCAATCTGATTCTAACGGCTCTTATATCGCTTTATGGTGCTTTGATGACAGTAACTTAACGGACAAACAACAACAAGTATACGATAGTATTATAGAAGTATTCGAGAGGACTAAATAATGAAACAGGTAGACCGAGAATATTTTGAAGAGTTATGTGTAGCATTAGAGGGAATTAAGATAATGGGTAAATATACATTTTACCGACAATTCAAGTTTGATTGTTTTTTATTCGGCAAGAAAACAAAGGCTGTATTTATTTGGTATCCTAACTTGTGTACTTTATGGTTCGGCGAAACAAATATAATGTTTACTCATGCTAGTATCAATGGTTATTGGCCTAATAGAGCAGAAACTAACCTTAATGTTGGTTATGATGAAAATAACAAGTCCGCTGTAATACACATATAACAATCAATCTAACTAGCCTATAACTAACTAAGGGAATTAATAACATGTTAGAACAAAACTTTACCCAATTCTGCAAAGCTAATGATTATACTGACGATTACTCTTGTCTTAATCACGCTGCGTTATCTCCTAGTGGTCATATGTCCAAGCGGTCACGTGACTTTGAACGTAAGGAACACTTGAAGCGTATCGCATCTAATCTAATGGCTACAGACGCTTACAGGCTCGCTGTGCTCTCTGGAGATATTATCGACCCATCTGGTGCTTATGATAGAGATAGTCTCTTAGAAGCCGATACAAAGCGTTTAAGAGACAAGCTAGAGTCAAGTATCAGTTCATTAAACCAAAATATTAGCTTTATTGAGTCTTTAGGCAGTATGAGCCACAAAAAGAATGGAGAGCTAAAGATAGGACATCAGCGTACTGTAGATCATTACAATAAACAAAAGGCTGAACTGGTTAGTCAGTTACAAGCACTATAACCTTATGGTATCCGCGCGGGTTCGATTCCCGCGCAAGGTTTTAACTTAACTTGGAGATATATTATGAATGATTCTGATTTTATTTGCGAGGAATGTAATGCTTTACAAGATGAAGACCTTACTTGTAGTTGTAGTAATTGTGACTGTAGATTATGCAATAAATGTATCACTGATAATGATAATTGTTGTCCTAAATGCAATACTGAATGGGAATAGAAAAGAGCGTAACCAATGAACCACGGAACAACCAAAAAGGGCGATGAATCCAACTATACCAGCGTTATGTTAATTGTTTTAGCATTTTGTGGTGTTGTTTATACTATTATTGAAAGGTTATTATCATGCTGATTGACGGAGACAAAATACTTGACAGAATTAGAACACACGAGCTTATGTATGATTGTGAAGGGAAAGGACATAGTTTTATGGGAAAAACCCTTGAGGCTAACGAAGCGTTTAAGAAATCTATTCTTTTTAAGGAACTATACGAAAATATTGAAACCTTTATTAAGGAGGAAGGTGTTAAACAATGATTATAATTAACACTAACGTAGAGCTTGTATCTGATTACTTTCAGCAAGAACCTGACGATGATTTATTTAATGTTTGGCTTACTGCTGTTCTAACATCGATCAGTACCAAATGTAAGTATACCTATGAGCCAAGCTATTATGAATGGACAGGTGGTAAGTATTCAGACTTCCATGATGGATACGCTAGCCGTGAAGGGTTATTTTCAATGGCTATGCTAACTGAAAGTGCAGGACACATTATTATTATACTATCTGCCATTGTAGCAGGTGATAAGGCTGTACAAGAGTATATTATTAACTTAACGAAAGGTAAATCAAAATGAAGATACTAATTATACCTCAACAACCTAGCGGAACATTAAGCGTTTTTGATCTAGCAAGCCACGATTACCCAAGAGAAATAAAATTTAAAAGAGGTACTGTATTTGCTGTAGTTGCAAAAGCCCATCACAATTATGGTTATACTACACATAAAACAACCGATGCTGTTAAGAAGCAAGTATGTGATTTAAATGACTGTGGTGTTGGGCATACAGTCTTAGATTCAGAGGGATATTATTACTCAGCCAATGGTATTCGTGTAGCTAGAGAAAGGCAATTGTTTTCATCTGCTATAAATACTTGAAATAAACTATGGATATACTAACACCTATTATTATACTACTTATTTATATGAGGTTAAGAAAATGAAACATACACCCGGAATACTAGAGTTTTCACGTAATATTAATACTGGCAAACCAGCTACACTGTATTTTGAGTACGAAGATGAAGAATTTGATATAGCTACTTTTGACAGATGGCCAATTGACCCTAATGATGAGATGTTAGCCAATGCAGAACGTATTGTATCATGTGTCAATGCTTGCGCAGGTATTAACCCTGAAGCTATACCAGAGCTAATTAAAGCCGCTGAGAAGTTAATTAATCGTGTATCTTATGGTAAAGGTCACTGTATAGTGTGCGGTATTCCTGTCGAGAATAATTACATGTACTGTTCATCTAGCTGTGTGGATTTAGATACCGAAGAACAGCTTAAACAAGCCCTAAAGAAAGTGAAAGGTGAATTATGAACTACTTACTACTGAAACTAACTAACTTAGGCGGGGTAGACTTTGAAGTTGCTAACGGCTATACAGATCGTGCTAAGGCTGTCAAGGCTATCCATCGTTACATTAACCGTATCAAAGACAATGGTTTAGCCGATTATGTGGACGTTTGCCTGTATGAGACATCTAACGATCTACCGTTTAAAGGGCGTTTAGTGTGCGAATTGTCTTCTAAGGACGTACTGCACAAGATATTCGTGATTGTACGTGATTCTAAACCTGTTGCTACTTATTTTGAAAGGTTTAACTAATGAGTATTACAGAGATAGTTAGACTTAACATTATCCGCATACGTAAAGATAAAGGCTTGTCACAGGCAGAGTTAGCTCGTAAGGCTGAGATGTTCCGCTCTCAACTACACATGTATGAGAGCGGAAAGGCGGTTCCTGGTATACTTACCCTGTACAGAATTGGAGTTGCTTTAGATGTACCTATTGGTGAGTTCTTTATTTAATCTTTAGCCCTGCTTAACGGTGGGGCTTTTTTATTCAAAGTCGCTTATGCTAACAAAATATCCATTAATATCTGTCCTGAAGAGCTTAATCCTTGGTTGGTCTCTCCAAAGTATATGATACGAATCTAGCCATTCTTTAGCCCTGTACTTCTTAGTAAAACCTTTAAATAGTTTACCATCCACCATTACAATATAAATATATGGAGAGCTACTCATTTGTCTAATTCTTTCTTTGCTTGTAGTAGTGCTTGGTAGAGGGTTGGTGCTTCTACTCTGATATCATACCTTTCCTCATCTTTGTTGTATTTATTTACTACACACAGCCCATTTGAATATACATACACTGTCATTCCGTGCCTCTTAGCCCATCTTAGTCTTTCTATTAGCGTTGGTTTACTCATTTTTTAGCCTTTCGTATTCTGCTTTGTAGTTATGTTTAGGGTTTTTGCATGTTAAGTCTGATCTGAATAAAGTTATGCGCCACTGATACGGACGTAAGCGTTTAAGCTCCTCAGAGAACCATACGGCGTTATAGTGTGCTGATTCACTACCACATGTATGATGCCCTGCGCAAAGTGTAACACAGTTAGGTACATCATGCCTCAAGGATGCGTTCTTGCTTGTGCGTAGTAAGTGGTGAGGCTGTATGTTTTTAGTACATCCGCAGATTATACACTTATGCCCGTCTCGCTCGTATACTACCCTACGTAACTCATCATCTGCCTTGGTACGCCAGTATTTAGAGTTCTTAGAGGCTTTCTTCTGCTTTAGTGTCATTTTACCCATTATTTACCTTTCTAAAATCTTTCTTATGCATTCGTGGTGATCACTATAGCCTTGCGAATATGCGTGTGCCTGTGCTGTTTCTTCTACTGTGCGATTGTTCCATATTTTAGCACACTCTTCTAAGCTTGTGTCTTCAATACCAATATCACATGATCCGCAATATATACGGTGTGGGTATACTTCGTTTTTTCTCCAACAGCTACCAGCTTGACCACCGCAACAAGGACAATTCTTTATTTCACTCATAATTTACCTTTCAAAAGTCCGGTGAGGCTTTTTGCCAGACCCCACCGGATTAGCAGGGGACTAAACATTAGCCCCGGCCACTGTTCTTAAATCTTACAGCTTCACAGTGTCCTCTTTCTTTTGTATAGCACAATGAATTATTTAGTATTTTACTAGTACTTTTATACCATATATAGCAAACAAAGTCTTTATGTGCAATAACTACCGATAGAGCAGTAAATTGATTACAGATATCTACGCATCTAACGCCTAGTAATCCATCTCGTTCTGTTACCTCTACATCTACATACTCAGGCTCTTGTACCTTCTCTAGTACGTAATGGGGGTATCTAAAATTAGGGTTACTTCCATTAATGAGTTTTACTTCCACTTCGTCAATAGTGAATATTTCAAGAACAGAACCAATGCTTGATTCCATCGTTCCAATCCATCCGCTATGAAAAACTTCACGTTCCTCTTCTTTAGGCTTCCGCATTACCTTAACCTTGTCACCAACCTTGATATTATTATCCTTTATCCATTTATCAAAATTAGCTTTGTGTTTAGCTACTGGGTCGTCGGTGAAGATTGGGGTTACGTATAATCTTTTTGACTTTCTGTCCCCCTCCCACTTACCCCATTTATTATAATTCGTTAAAGACAAATCGCCTGTAGTTAATTTTCGACGTTCGAGCTTACCAGTAAACTTCATTCCTTCCGGTACTATCATTGTATCTATTAGCTCTTGTGGTAGTTCTATTGTACAGTTCATGTTGTTATCCTTTCCCTGTGAAAAAAATAGTTAAAAATATAATTAAGCAGGTTATAACGTACATAACGTAAATACCAATTATGCCGCTTTTAGTGAACTTATTATTTTTATGCACTGTGCAAACACAACAGTATAAATAAGTCCCTAAAATAGCTGCTCCAATTCTAATAAATTCCCAGTTCATAATATTTCCTTTATCATTATTGCTATTTGTTCACATGCTGTTCCGCTTTTTGCCCATACGCTTTCAGGGTCACATATGGTTGCTATCTGACGCAAGCTTGATTCTAGAACAGAGTTACGTTGCTCTAGTTCCTTGTTCTTAGCTTGTAAGTAATCGTTACGTTCTTGTTGTCCCATTACCTTTTATCCTCTATAAGATCAAATTCAACACCTTTACATATAGCTAGGAGGTCAGGTGTATCACTATTATAACCCGGTATAGGCTCTCCAAACAAAGGACACCAATTACCACAATATCTTTCATCACCTAACTTAAAGGGGCATATTTGAGGAGTCATTTTACCTTTACGTAATACGTCCAACGTTCCATCACTATCTATTCTAGCTTTCATAACTTATCCTTATAATGCGATACAGGTCTTAACCTTACCCTATACCTATGCAGCGCCCTATTCTTTTGCTTTCCGTGCATCGTTGTACCACTTCTCGCTGTCTTTACATATTATTAAGATAACTGGCTTTTCGTCGCCTGAAAACTTGGTTATTTTATAATATACCAGCTTACGGTTGTGGAATAAAAACTTTGGCGTGATCTTTCCCAACAAATGAGTAATATCTATAACTTCACCACCGATAATAGTATTAATACTTTTACTATCCTTACCAAGCCAAGTATCGCCACTAATATCACCATACCTACTATATATCCTAGCAATTTGAGCGTCGCGATTGATAATTTCAGCATTAATAGCGTTGATCTTATCGGTGACTTCCTTATCGATATTTTTTTCCGGATCTTCATGCTTTCCACCGCACTCCTTCCTATTCTCTTTTATTGTCTCTTCTAATTGGCTTGTTATCTTTCCTCTTACTTGAGGAGCAAAGAAAACTATTGTAACCAAAACCACTAACCCGATAATTAAACTTTTTACCCATTCCATAATTTTACCTTTCTAAACTATTGTTAATTCATACTCTGCAATCAAATTATCGCCTTCAATTACCATACTTATACGTTGTGCTTCTACTTCTACCCAGTGTATGCCTTTACGAAGCACTCCAGAGGCCTTTAGAGGCAGTATTACATCCTCAGTTGACTCACAGTGTGCCTTTATATTATTAGGCTCTAAGGTAGCGTCTGCTGTTGTCTTAGTTCCGTTGGGGATACTTGGATCACCTTCATATGATGTATGAATCCTTAAGTCTACCTCTCTGTCTATAAACTCATCGAAGAAATGTTTGTCTATGTTCATGATTAATCCTTTTCTAAGGCTGTCAGTCTAGTGTCAAGTTCTAACATATCTTCGTATGTTGATCTATCCATAATGTGCCTATTGTTGAAACCTTCGTCATTCTCAATCTTTCTATCTATATATTCATCTATATGCCTTATTCGATCTTTATATTCTTGTCTGTCCATGATTGCCCTTTCTGTTTACTTAATAATACGCACTGTGTAGATTAGTGTCAAGTCTTATTTAATTCTTTATAATCTTTTTTTGCTGCTAATAGGGCTTCGTACGGAGTATTGCCGTAATAGTTCGCTGTTTCATATTTATCTTCTGCCATTGCTGAACCATCTCTATATACTTCCAGATAATATTCGTGCCTCTTTGCCCATCTAACTAAGCTTTGTAGGTTTGGTTTACTCATTTGATTGTCCTTTCAGTTGTTCGAGTACCTCAAGAGCTCTTTGCATCCAACGATAATGCTCGCTACCTGAGTAAGCTTGGTCACGGTTTATCTCTAATGCTTCTATACATTCATCAATAGCCTTGTTTCTAGCTTCGTCCTCTAGTGGGCGGGTGTTCCACTTCTTAACTGCTTCTTCATGACCAATACCATCTATTAAGTTCTCGTCAAGTTTATAAAGTAAACAATCATTATTCACACAGCCTAATAAATACCAGCTTGTACCTCTATCTAACTGTCCTCTTGAGTTACACAATGGACATCTCTTTAATTCACTCATTTTTTACTCTCTTTCAGTTGTTCTGTTATTATATATTCATAAAATGCTTCGATCATCCATGCGTGCCCGTTAAAGTGTCCACCTATCTTATCCTCGTATATCCTTGCAAGGTTTATCTCTGAGGCTTCTTGAGACTTAGTCCATTTACGGGAGTAGGCGTATAGTTGTATTGCTTTTAGTTTATCCATTTTAATGCCGCTATTAATGCTTCTGATTCTGTATTGAATTTACCTTGAAAAATGCAGTTCTCGCAAGTTTCTGTTTGCTCATAACGACATTCTATGCCAGTGTCTTTATCTTCATCACAGTTATAGCACCACTTTTTAGCTTCCCAATCCACAAACCTAGTATGTGAAGGAAGAGGGTATTCTTCTGCTATTAGCTTCTCACGTGCATATCCTTTAAGTATCCATAGAACTCTTTGTATAAACTCGCTAGCAATCAAGTTTGGTTCTTTGATAATCCTCCCTATCTTCCATCTTGTATCTCCTGTTACGTACATAAAGAAATTTGGAAAATCTTCACTTCCCTTCAAATCTTCCCATAGTCTTAGTTCTTCTTGTATAGTCATTTTGATTCCTTTCGGGCTTTAAGGGCTGCTAGGATTGCTTCGGTACGTGATTCAAAGTCTTTTTGGCACACTTTCCCGCAGCTACAGTTTCTACATTCATTTTTGCTACAAATAGCATCTTCGACAGAAACATAGTATCGCCCGCTCCTACTACAGTTCATCTTGCCATATTTACCAACATCCCAATTATCCTCAAGAAGGCTCTCTATAGCTGCATGTTCTATGATTGCTAGGGCGTGTTCTTCTGGGATCATAGCGTCCCATTCTATCCCCTCTGAGCCGATAAGCGGTAATTCCATTAACCAAACCCAGTTATCACCATCATGCTCGTATCTAAGATCGTCAGGGAACCAAGCTTCATCCTTATACTTTAAATATTCTGTTAGCTTTTCTTGTGTTGTCATTTTATTACCTGTAGCTTTATAGTGGACAGTATGTTATTAATCTCTGTGGCTTTTTGACGTATATTAGCTTCTATATCGTCTATAGAATCATCTTCACCATTATCATTTATACAACCATCATCGCTTGTCCAGACTGGATACTCTAAATACAGTATACTTTGAGCGTATCCACAATCATTATATACAAAGAAGTTCATCCACTCATAATCTGTACCTTCTACACTCTCAAATATGTCAGCGTTTAGTCTCTCTACAAGTTTACATAATTGTTCAGTCATTTTATTACCTTTCTTTATTACGCACCAATTTCTTTGCATCTCACCTAAAATCTGTCTCGTCGTCATTGCTTTTACCCATATTACAATCATTACAAAGCACCTGTAGATTTTCAAACTCTAACTCAAGCTCAGGATACTTACCACGTGGTTTAATATGATCTACACAAATCTTTGCACCTTCTTCTTTCGTAGCACCACACAGCATACACTTAGCTCCATACTTTAACAACACTCTGTATCTAAGCTTCTTCCATTTCCAGCTACTATAAAACTCATTATCTTTTTGCTTCTTAATGTCTTTGTGTTCACTTGGATTCTTCTGTAGATAGTTGTATAGCCTTATTACAGATGCGTTGCCGGTCTTGCACCTAATACCAGTAAAAGCATAACATAACTCTTTCGTGTCGTTCTTTTTAATATTGCCGTTGTAGCTGTAGCGTTTTCTGTACCAATTTTGAATGTAGGTCAACTTCGTACGTATTAAAGCACCAGATTCCATCTTACATCTTCTATTCTCTTCTCTTTCAGCCCTACTTATACGCATAGATCACCACATTAAAAAACCGCTTAATCCGGCATTTGGTGTGTATCATGACATACAGGCTAACTAAACCTCGTTGCCAAACACCGGATTGAACGGTTTGTGTTTTAATATAAGTAGTTAGTTCATACGCCATAATTTAATAATAGGCTTTGTGTGTGGGATTGTCAAGCTATTAATTAAATAACCCTGAGTAAAAATATAGCCATAAACATGATATTGCCATAATTAAGCCATCACCTAGGTCTATTAGCGGCGAATGTGGTTTGGGTGCTACGTCTTCTTTTAGATGAATGGCACGGATACCTCTATAGAAGTAACATACAAAGTTCACAGCAAAGCCTGCTAATATAAAGTATTTTATCATAATTTAACCTTCTTCCTCGAGTTTTATATGTATCCCATGCTGTGATAGGACTATAGCTATATCTTTTTGTAGCTTAGGATGTTCCTCGAAATCATACATAACCTCATCTACTCCTATCGCATCGCATATACTCACTAAAATCTTATAACACTCGTCTAAATATTCTTTTTCGTCATTACACATAATTATACCTTTCTACTTAGTTATTGCGCCGTGTTCCTTAAATGTTAAACTGCCTGTATCAAACGTAAATCCTATGCTCCATCCGTTACCTACTGCGTTTCGTGCCTTACAAATCCTGATTGATCTGTTAATTTCACCTGCCTGGTTACCTAATGCTGTTCGTAACTCTACTTTCTTAGCTGGTTCATGCGTCTGTAACCACAAAATACAATGTGTGAACCGGTTATATGCTGCGCCACCAGCCAAGTCATTCATTGAGGGTGCTTTACCTTCGTCTTTCTTCTTAGGGTGAGTTACCAGAATAACCCTCATACTTGAATCTCTGGCTATCCTTTTAATACGGTTCAAGAAGTCACCATCGTCTATCCAAGGCTTCGCACTGCCCTTACAAGCTGTCACTGGGTCGATAAATACTGCTGAACAGCCTTCTTTAGCACGTTCTTCCACCCAATCGCCTACCTCAGTCAATGTTACTTCTCGTTCAGGGCTATGCCAAATACGCTTACCGAACTGATCTAAAGCTTCCTGATGGCACGCATGAGCCTCTAACGACTCTTTCGGGTGCTTTATTATCCACTCATCATCCGTCAAGTGGCTATTCTTATCCATCTGAGCCATTACCCTACGTAAATGAAACTCTAAATCATCTTCCAACTCATACAATGCTATCTTATCACCTTGGTCATGCAAGTACTTAGCTAACTCCAACATCATGAAACTCTTACTCGAACCTGCATCACCACACAATATTGTAACTGTACCAGCCTTTAGGAACCCTGACGCACCGTTTAAAACGCCCCAAGGCGCTCTTATAGCCCTTGTTTTACCGCTAGCCACGTCTGATAGCCTTTTAAGTAGATCGTTGCTCTCAGAGCGTGTGACGGGCTTTAAAGCCTTCATAGCCTCTACTGACTCAGCCATTAAAGTGATAATCTCACTAGAACTGTCTATATCTTCGTATGCTTTCTTGACTATAGTATCACACTTCGATATTAGTTTACGCTTAAGTGATTTATCTTTAACGATTAATGAGTAGTCTTTGATAGCTCCTGCGTTTGGTACACCTCTCATCAAGTCTTTTAAGTATTCGATACCACCTATTGCTTCTAGTTGCTTGTACTCGTTAAGTAAGTTCCTGAACGTTACAACGTCAATAGCCTTGTTATGCCTGCGCATCCAACATAAGCCCTTGAAGATAGTCTGGTGGGCTGGTCGGTGAAAGTCGTCAATTAGTAGTAGCTTGGAGGAAGTATCAATAGTTTTCGGTTCTACCAGCATTGAGCCTAATACGCATACCTCTGCTGCGATGTCATGAGGCACTATCATGTTAGTTCCAGTTTATCAAAGTCTGCCTGCGAGGGTGATACGTCCGGTATAGCTGAGTCTTGAATAGGCTTTGCGCCACCGTACCACTGACCAGTCATACAAGCTTTCCAGGACACCATCGCCGATTTGCCTACTTTCCAGCCCTTAGATTCATAATAATCAAAGAATCTTTTAGCATCTACAAGTTCTAAACCCCTTCTGAGTGACACTTCTTTACTGTATTTAGCTATCTCTTCAATTGTTGGTTTCTTCATTGTTATCCCTTTGGGTAAAATACTAGCAATAGATCATAAAATAAGTTAGGAGACATCGGCTGTTTGCCTGTTGAGACCAGAGATAATAGCCCTGCTGAATAGCCACACCTTCTAGCCATCTCTCTCAGGCTTATACCTTCATGCTTTTGAACTAATGCTATCAAATCTCCACTGTCCTTAATTTGCCGTTCGTAGTGGTCATGTTTCTTTGATAACTGATCGTACCACCATAATCTATCTCGATATTCCATAATGTCCCTTTCTCTTAAATAGTTCTTCACTGGTTATATATGGTTCTTTCTTAAAGTGTGACCTGTCGTGACAGTCTCTGCATAATGCTATTAAGTTGTCTACCTCGTTACCACCACCTTGACTTTTAAATATAATGTGGTGTATATCGGCTGGGTTGTTCCTACCACACCATTCACATGCAGTAGGAACTCCGTAAGCCGCTATGTAGTTCTTAATGTGTATCTTCATGCTCGAATGGGACCAACTGTTATTTCTAGGTATTTAGATTCGCTTATTCTGCTTTTTATCTTTTTCGTAGTATAACCGCATTTCTTACATTCTAAAAATGAGACAACGTAATGTCTGTTAATAAAAATGCCTTTTCTAAATTTACTGTATACTCTGCACTCATAACTGTGTTTCCCTTCTAAGCACTCTATTCTCTGTTCTAATTGGCAATAGCCAGTTGCTTGGTCACTACGTAAGCATTCTATCTGTTCTTGCAAGTCTTTAACTGTTACTCGTTTATTAGTCATGTTATCTCCTATTAAAATGGTATGTCTTCTGAGTCACCTTGTGGGTAGTCGTTCTGTTCTTGTGGTTCTGGTTTACTCTGCCCTGGTTTACTCTGCTCTTGTTTAGGCTTGCTGTCTGGCTTGTCAAGGAACTTAAAATCATCTACCTTGATCTTTACCTTTGATCTGTTATTACCGTTAGTGTCCTGCCATGACTGATATTCCAACTCACCTTGTATTAATACACCCTTACCTTTGGTCATGTACTGATTGAATATCTCTGCACCTTTACCAAATATAACAAGCTCAAAGAAGTGTACAGTCTCTTTACCACCGTACTTCTTATTCTGTGCAAGCCCAACCTCACACACTGCTGTACCGTTAGGTAGTTGCTTAAGCTCAGGGTCACGTGTTAAATTGCCTCGTAAGTTTACTGAATTATCTGCACTCATACTATTTGCCTTTCTCTATTTGTAATTTCTCTACAGGGATACCAGACATCTTACTTATCTCATCCATTGTTAGCGTTGTTTTCTGTTTAGGTTGGTTAGGGGCTATGCGGTAAGAGCTTGACTTGCAATTGGAAAAAGATATTTTGTAATCTGCTTCACTCCAACGCCCTATGCTTTGCCAACACTCTAGCAACATACCATCATTTTGAGCCTGCTTCAACAAACGCTGATCTTTCTCATCTAACATGCCAAATGGATACATCTTGTCTTGTGATAGTCTCTTAATGTCTTTCTGTTTCATTGTTTCTGTCCTTATAAAATCGTTATCTTCTAGTGAATATTTAAACCCTGTTATTGCTTCTGCTTGCTCTTGAGTGATCTTGTCATACGCTTTTGCAATCTGTTGTTCTGATTGGCCGATATCGAATGTTCCTGTAGAACCAGACGATATATACCTGTAGTTAGATTTTAAATCACCTTTATACCACTGTATATATGTTTCATTTCTATAGAACCTAACCGCTTCCCTCTTAATAAATTTAGTGCCGTCAAAGTCGGCGTTTAGGAAGTCTTCTGCTTCTTGTTGGGTGCGAGGTGTTTCTTCTTTAGTGAACGTAGCGGTATCGTTACCAGCGTCAACCATACCAACGCAAAGTTCATCGAAAGTCGCAGCATAGAAATCTTTCCCATCACAAGTCCACCAAACAATATCACCCTTCCTATTACTCCAGAACCTAGGCTTGTACGCTAACCCTTCTGGTATTAGCTCGCCTGAGATTATGTCATGGGGGTTGAGGACTTCAAATTCGCTTTTTGCCTTATCAAGATCACAATTAGTACTTACCTCTGTCATTACATTACCCCTAAGAAACACCGCTACTGCGTAAAGGTCAGTTCCTTTATAAGTGCCCCTCCAATCTGCACCCAACTCAAACAATTTCTTTTGCAGCTTACGGTTTAACTCTTGATCTCCATTTGTTATAAATACGTATTTCATGATTTATCCTTTCTCTTTAAATTATTAAGGTTTAATAACTTTTTGTTCTTTTTGGTAATTTCGTAGTCCATCGCTAATCCCTTTCGTTTTTTTCTCTACAGTTTCGCCCGGTCTGTATGGGAATAATGGGCATTCAGGTGAACTGCATGTATAAGGCCCGCCCCTAATCCAACCCATGCACATGTTACAGTGCGCGTCTATAGCGGCTCGTCTTGATCTACCCTTCATTGCTCTCCTGTATAAAGCCTTGAACACTCTTGGCAATCCATCTAATCGTTCTTTAATCCGTTCCTCTGGAGTTCTCATAATTACCCTTTCTACTTAAAGTATACTGTGTTAGTTTGTTCTACCTTGGTTACTTCTACACTACCACCAAAGTTCCATAGCCTTGTTGTAGTTACACTATATGCGTTACCTGAGATATCATCACTCTTTCGATAAAGCAAGCCCTCTCTGATAAAGTAATCGCCATCATCCAACATCTCAAACTGTACAGGCTTCTTGTCTTTTATGTCTAGTTCGTAATCCATTGTTATTTCCTTTCTAGCTAAGACTTTACGCTTTCTTCGGTTAGTTCCTCTGCATTAATAATCGTTCGTTCTGCTGCTTCAAGCTGTCCTTTTAACCAGTTTCTATTAAGTATAGACCTTTCTTTTAAGTACTGTTTTGCATCTTTAAATGAATCATGGTATTTCTCATGTTGTGTTATTTTAGCAGTTCTACGATTATTCCTCATTAGTGATAGCGGTGTTTCTTTGTCAAACTCACATTTTTTTATTTGCAATCTGTACTTACTTGTCATGTATTTTGTAATCATCTTTATTTCCTTTCATTAAAAATTAGTATAAGCAAACTCACCGAATAGTTCTTTAGCTTTAGCATCATACATCAATGCTGCTTCTTTTTCCGTTTTATAATAACCTAGGTTACATGCCTTACCGTTATACTTGATACATGACCTCCATTTCTTGATTTTGTAATTTTTCATAAGTACTACACCTTTATACTTAGAACTTCTGCCTTTTTGCGGCAATTGGTTCATTATATTTTGCTGATGAGTGCATATTCTTAGATTTTTCCTCCTATTATCAAGACAATTATGGTTAATGTGGTCTACTTTATCACCTTTCTCAGGTTTCAATATCATCCTGTGCATCACCAAGCTTCTTCTTTTTCCACACTCATCTTTAATTACACACTGTGCGTATCTTGCGTCATTCTTAAAATGCTTATTCAACCGCCATTTATATTTAGATACCAACTTAAAATCTTCATCGTCAACCATTACAAAGCCTTTTAAATTAACTAGTGCTACTGTTTTCATATTGACCTCATATCTTTATCTGGCATTGGGACTACTACACCCATCTGTAAGCCATGATCTACAATGTTTTGAAACCATTCTGAGAAGTCTTTAGTTGTCATACTCTTTTTAGACGGAACATTCACGCACATTACGCCATCAACATCTATAATAGTAGGCTTAAACCACTTCTCACCACAATGTATTTTTAATCTTTTCTCCCACACATCATTACAATCGCCGAAATGCTTTACAAATTCTACCATGAAAGAACCGCATTTGTTGAAGAGTTATTTCCTTAGCATCACTCCATGACTCTACGGTTATCTTACAGAACTCATGCCTACCTATCTCTTCTTCTAAGCCAGGTCTGTCAAAGCATGGTTGTCCGTCTACCTTATTGCATGGGAATGATTTCATTCTTCGTCCTCGTAATAAGGGCTTATAAGTGTAAGGCTACGTAAACGGCTTTTATGCTTATCAAGTCTTGCTTTTGAGGTCGTTATCTGTAACTCTGTTTTCGTTATTTCGTTCATATAAGCTTCTAACTTCTCAATCATAGTTATCAAAAGCTTATCAGATTTTATCTCAGGCAGTTTTAATAGTATTTTAGGGTCAAGATTATCAATTATTTCCTTCTCCATAGGGTATTTTAAGAGCTTTTCCCTTACTATACTTTTAACTTCATTATAATACTTTATTCTTATCTCTTTATCCCTTGTTTGCATCTTTATATTATTATGACTCCACCATACCCATGAAGTATCCTCCCATACTTTATAAGAAACCATTCCAAACAGTATCATCAGGATAAGGCTCAATATTACATTGACAGGAAGTCTATCAATATTATCATCACATACTGCTCTCTTAATAAGATTAGCAATTCCACAACAACCTAACGCCAAAACAATCATAGTAATTAAATAAATCATAATTTTACCTTTCTAAAATGTTTTGTTACCTTCGTTCTGTGTTCCAATGTAATCTATAGCCAAATTAATGTGACCTAGAATCCAACCTCTTTGAACGTCAGTCAGTTTACCTTCACTAGCTACAGGTGGTTGCTCCTTCTTGGAAAGTTCACCGTTAAACCACTCTAATACCTTCTTTGCACCGTATGGACAGTTAATCTTCTTGAGTGATACCGCTAGAGTGTCTTTCTTAGGCTTTGTGGTGCTCTGTGAGCCACTATCTCTGTTCATAGCACTCTCACCATCATCATCTGCGGTTGGAAGCCCTAGAATCGCTTGTAGAGCGTATCGTTTAGAATATGTGATGCCACTGCCTAGTGCTTGCGGGTCGTCTGGCTTCTTGCAGAACACAGGAGTACGTGAAGATATAAACTCCCCTGAGGTGTGCAATAACATTGTTTCTACTACAGGGCCTTGCTCTACCATATCTACGCCTTGGATAAATACTATGCCCACATTATTAAGCTTATCCTTTACTTCATTGATAACTGATGTTAAATCAGCGTACTTAGATTTGAAGAATGGGTTATTACTATCCTTCTTTACAGTATCAAAACTCTTTTGGGCTTCAAGTAGTGCTGATACTATCTCTTTAATTGATTCACTTGTTTTCATTTTCCATTCCTCTTCAATAGTTGTTTAAGGTAATTCTCTACCACTCGACGCATTACCCAATTCTTAATTGCACACAGTATCTTGACCTTGTGCATCAAGTCCTTGTCTATTCGCATCGTTGTTGTTTCTTTACTCATTCTTTTACCTCTTTCAGCAGGGTAATTCTTATCCTATGATTTACCCCATCTACACTAACAGGGAACTCAGCCTCTTCTACACCTTCATTTAAGAGATGATCTGCCATAAGTGTTGCCCATACTCTAGCTTTTTTACGATGTAATTCTAATTCATTCATTCTTGCTCCAATAATTCAGGGTGTTCGTATTTATTGCCGATGATTTTCCCTTCGCTACAGTGTGGACTAAATCGGTACTTCCCATAATCCCTAGGCCATTTATGTTCAAACCTGCCGTCACAAAATTCAACAACACAATTAAAATATTTATATTTTGTGCTCTTACCACCGTTGCCAGTTCCAAATTCTAGTCTTATTATATCGCCCTCTCGTATCTCTGTGCCTTCTGAGTCCTTTATGCCTGTGTAGAATACTGGGATGCAGCCATAAGTTAAACCGCCGTCACAATACAACATGCCGAAACTGTCTAACATGTAATCAAGTGATTGTTCCCATTTCTTTTTCTTTTTGTTCCATACGTCAAATTTCATAATGTTTGCCTTTCTATTCTCCAGTAGGCTTATCTTCTATATCAACATAGCCCATGACAGCACCAGCAGGCGCAACAACTATCCCAACGCATCTAATTACCTCAGCCCTATAAGATCTTTCAAAGTCGCACTGGCATAGCTTGTAGATGTTCATACCCCATCCTACAACCCCAAATACTGCAACAGTAATAATTAATAGCACAAATACAAATCCAATTAGTCCCAAAGTGTCTGTTTTCATAATGTTACCTTTCTAAGTTAAAGTTTGTTTGTCTTTCTGTAGTAATAGTAGCAGTCTTGTAGATTAGTGTCAAGTATATTTTAATTATTATTTCTCAAATTCTCTTCTAGCAGTACATAATGCTTGAAATAGAGTCTTGCCTATAATTACTGGTTTGTCTGGTAACCACACTGCAAATGCATAGCCCCACTCGTCCGATTCGCTATGCACCGTTGAGAATTGTATCTTGTGTAGTTTCGTCCAGTGTAGTAATGTTCTCATTGTTTGTTTCTTCATTCTTCTGTCCTCATAATCGTAACGTGTCCTGCTTCCAATACTATTTCTTTACCTGAGTCTAACATTGCTACAAAATCATTGGTTGTATCCCAGCAGCTAGAAGCTCCAAATATATAATGGACTGTGCCAGACTCACCAAAATGATCGTCATAGTCGAATGTTACCTTAAATCTATCGCCTCTTTTCATATGGTTGCCTTCGCAGTCTATACTAATTGCTCTCATCTTACTTTACCTTTCCTGTTTCTTATCGTAGTCGGCTATTGCTGCTTGTGCCTGTTGTTTAGTCTGGAAGTAGTTACCGCTATTGTATCTTGTATCGTCTACTATGTCTCCGCATTCGTATGTACTTGATACTTTCGTAGGCTTTCGCTTCATGGTTCTTAAGTAATAGTATTTACTGTCTTTATTTGCTCGCCACATGGTTTAGTCCTTTCAGTAAGTGAACTATAACATCTACTGTCCAACCGTTACCAAGCATCTTGTATCGCTGCGAGTTAGAAACACACTGAGTGTAGTTGTCTGGTACAGTTTGCAGTCGTTCACATTCTATTGGTGATAATTTTCTGATATAGCCTTCAATTAAAACTCCATGCCTATCCTGTGCTGTTAGTGTATAGAATTTTTTACCGTTACTAAACCTTTGTCCATTTTGTCTCTTTTCTACCCTATCAGGTGTTATGACTCCAAACAGGTATTGCCCCATCTTTGCGGCTCCACCTCCAGCATCACCGCATAAAGTAACTGATTTGCCGTGTATATAATAAACCCTATTAGCTTGGCTGTCCTTTCTAAAATATCCTACTTTACCTTTCTCTACCTCTTTATCTAATATTTGTAATGTCTTATCGAAAGGCACTACCAGACTATCTAAGAAGTGTTTATTTACTGTATCGTAATTCTCATGAACTATATCTTTTAAGAGTATACCTTTATCTTGAGGCTGTTCAATGTAGCTACCGAATAACCCTTCGCATGTGCCTGTTATGTTTGTCCAATAATTACGGTCACGGTTTTGCGCTGATACTAAAGCAGAATTAATCCTAACAGGTATCACCCCTAAACGCTTGCTGATAACATCTTGGTGTTCTTGCAACATTACTACATTCTCAAGTAGAAACTTCTTAGGCTTGTAATGATCCAGTATATCGAAGAAATCAAATATCAACTTACTTCGCTCATCGTTAAATGCTTTGCCATCTCCTGCAAAGCTAAATCCCTGACATGGGCTTCCAGCTATGATTAAATCAATATCTTCTAAATCCCAATCTCTCCAATACTCTATACTACCCAACTGGATATTATCAGGCCAATTATCTTGTGCTACTTTAATCGCATGTTTATCAATCTCGCTTGCGTAATACTTATCTACTCTTATACCTGCTCGTTCTAATGCTATTCTTCCACATGACATTCCATCGAATAAGCTTAATACTTTCATAGTATAGCCTTTCTTTAATAGTTTCAGGATTAGTGTATGTTAGGTCGGAAATCTGTTTCATATTTATAACTCTTGCCCATGTTACAGTCATTACAAAGCACCTGCATGTTATCAAACTCTAATTCAAGATCTGGGTGTAGCCTTCGTGGTTTAATATGGTCTACACAAATTATTGCTCCTGAATCTTTAGTTGCGCCACACAACATGCACGTAGCTCCATATTCTAATAGTACCCTGAACCTAAGATCTTTCCAAGCCCAACTCTTATAGAAATCCTTATTGCCTGTAAAAGTGGGCTTAACTTTCTGCTTTCTAGCTGAAACTCTTTTCTTTAATCTATCATCTACGAACCTATTACCTTTAAGATCACCATTCTTTAAAAGGAGATTAAAATAATCATGTATAGTTTTTCGATAGCCTTTAATAAACGTGCCTGTTTCTTTACGCGCTATCTGGCATATCCTAGCTTTACTTACAGACCATCTTTTTGTCAAACCCTTCCTGTAACAATACTCTTGCAAAGCCATAAATTTACTTAGATTTCTCATTATAATCTCCGGTGTTTATTTCTAGGCACACCAATCCCTATTGCATCTCTCTCAGTATGCTTAATGATGGGTGAATAGTTAATCAGCGAAACTACTCGTTCTGTTCTTTGTTATGCGCCAAGAGAGTAAACTATGCAATTACTTGGGTGTACTAGATAGAGCCTGAACCTATAAGCATTGGGAGCCATTTTATACACATAACGAACATAGACATGATTTAAACTTTGTAAAAAATTGGGTACGTGCCTTTTGATATTATAAACCCATAAAAAAAGCCGCATAATCTGATGTTCGGAGATGTTCGATAATGGAAGGTATACTAAGCCTTTTAACCAAACACCAGATTGTGCGACCTCATTACAGCTTATATTGTCAGTATGTTTATCCATACTCTAATAATATACATCTTGCCAAGTAATGTCAAATAAAAAACCTGAAAATTTTTAGTTCTCAGGTTTTAGTTCAACCGAAATCTCAGAAAGATCTACTAGTCACTATCATTATAGCACCATGTAAGCATAAGTCAAATAAAAAACCCCCACTCAATGGCAGGGGTCATATCATCATGCTCTTACATCTGCTAAGGAATGGCTGATGATGGCGATCGTTCTAGCTACTCTCATTATATACAACTGTTATTGTTTGTCAAGTAATTCAGGGTTCTCGTATTCGTTGTGAGAGTAAGTAAACTCGTGCATATATGTAAAACTATTGTTTCTTGCTAGAAGGCTATATTTATCTGCCTTGTATTTACTCCAAAACTCAACTGTAAAGCCTTCTATCTCATGGAACCTCACTATGTATACATGATCTTTGCTCAAGTCACAGGGATACACATCACCATCACGGTACTTTACACCGTCTAGCTCTATGTAGTAGATTGGGATGCAATCGTGCTCAATGCTTTTATCACAGCTTTCTATATAATCCAACTCGCCGCTATGGTATATAAACCAATTTAGAGGCTCTGTTACCCATTCCTTAGTCTCTGTGTTAAATACGTCAAATTTCATGTATTACCCTTTCCATATAATTCTTTGATCTTTTCTCCTGATACTAGCCCATGTACAAGGCAAACAGAATCTACTACAAACTCTGCCGATTCACGATTTAACCTTGGCTTTACTACTATTGGCTTCTGCTCTGGTGGTAATGCCTCGTACTCAAGTGACTTAATAGATTCCTTTAAAAGATAATCTATTGCTTCAAACATCTTGTCGTATAGTTCTTTGTTCATGTGTTACCCTTTCTGCTTTAATTGTAGCACCACGTCTCTATAAGTCAATTAAAAAACCCTGCTAGGAAAGGGAAGAAACCTAACAGGGCCAAGGGAAGGAAAAAACTTATTTACTTACCACTCTTTGCGATACCTGATCTAGTTGTCATAGCTACGACCGATGCTACGATAGCCGTAATAGCCTGACTAGCACATAGATCGCCTGTGTACCATGATATAGCAGAAGCAATGATAGCTCCTGCACAAACAATGTAAGTCTTTAAACCACTAATTTTATCTGTTACTTTACTCATAATTATTCTTTCTGCACTTATTATATGCACTTGTTCTAGAATAGTCAACTCTTTTTTCTACGTCTCAATACTAAGCCTATAATACCAAGCACTGCCGCGCCTACCATACCACCGCCTACACCACCTAGTGCCTTACCTAGCTTCCAGCCTGTACCTGAGTTGATGACTCCGGTTGCGTCGTTGGCTCCGGCACTGGAACTACCGGTACTGTCTCCCCCGCCATCAGACCACCATCCGTTACGCCTGAGACGTCCTTAGAGTCCATTATGGTGTTACCACCTATGTTTACCGATAAGTCTCCCTCACCTGTGTTACAGGCTCCTACAAGCAGAAGTAAGAGGATTAGGGTTGCTGTTAGTTTCATTGTGTTACCTTTCTGTTAGGGGTTATCTTCATTAGTTAGTAATTCTAACAATTTATTTTTATCTTCTTCCAATTTATCATTAAATTCTTGTCTTTTTCTTAGCTCTTCTGCGGAAATTTCTTCATACCCTTGCTTTATCTTAAGTATGAAAGCATAGGTAAAAATACCAGAAATAATAGTTATTGTCACCTTTACCCAAAACATTATAATACACTCATAAATGTCTTCAGTGTATCTAGTCCTGAAGCTCCAGTTATAATAGCAAATATAATAGCCCCGGCTAAAACGCCTTTCATATTGCGCCAACACTTATAAGCACCACAGCCATGTTGATGGTGTTCAGTTATTTGAGGGCCGTACTTTTCAAGCACCCTAATCATAATTAATTCCATATGTGCAGCTTCGTGTTCTGTAAAACCACTTCTTGGCATAATTATTTCCTATTCCAGTCAGTAAACATCTTATTTGACCTGTTTGTTAATGCTCTATTCCTCGATGTAATTTGGTTATCAGATACAGGTACACCATTTACCTTATCCATATTTTCTGCTAAGTACTGGTTCATCTCATCTAACGAAGCGCCCATAGCCTTAGCGAAATCAATTATAAACTGTCTCTCCAAAGGTGTCTTATTAATGGAATTACCTGATAACTTCTTAGCTAATTTACCTAAGTAATCCTTCATGCCGGGTGTATTCTTATCCCACCTTGAACCAGCAGCAATTACAATAGCTTCGTTGTAAGCCTTAGTCCAATCAGCCTGTGCCTGTGTTACTTCTCCAACATCAGGTACTGTTTTCAGGAACTCTTCCATATCCTCATCGTTCACAGGCCCGAGTGGAGACTTACTATCAGCAGAGCCTTTAATGCCTTTGATAACATCTGTTATGTCGTCTACGTTTTTAATATCTACATCATCTAATATTCTACCGAGATGTTTAGCTGCATCATCTATATCACCAACAATTACTTGTCTTGCTGCAAGATCATACGATAATGTCTTTGCAGTCCTAGTGAATGTTGGCCTACCACCTAAGAACTCTTTTAAAGCTTTACCTATCTTCTTAGTTGTAGTTGGGAACTGTTTATCATCTCTCCAATCGAAAGCCTTAGATCGAGCAGGCCAATACTCTTGTGCCACACTACCTGCATTGTCTTGCTGGTCTAACTTAGTAAGTACTGCCCTTACTTGACGTATTGACGATGATTCGTTTTCAGCCAATTGACCAAAAGCATCAGCAGCGTTTGATGGGTTATCATAAAGGTCAGTAGTAAATCTCTTAAGATTCTTAAGGCTATTACCTGATACACCTACAGCCCAGTTAGTTAGGCCGTAAGAGAAGTCAGCAAACATACCAACCCCACCACCGTCTAAGAAGTCATTAGCTATAGCTAGCATTATCTCATCTGCACTCTCGCCTTTAACTATCTTCTTAGTTACGGATTCGTCTTTATCGAACAGAAAATCACGTAGCATGTTATACAACTCACCAGCTATAGCGGTTCCAGCCATCCAGCGTGCTAACCTAGATGGGTCACCTGTCTTTAGAGTATATTTAAGAACATCGTTATAGATATGTGCAGTCTGCTCTACAGGCCATGTCTTGAACTGTGCGAATACTCTCATCAAAGGTGATTTATCCCACCATGAACGCTTGGTAGATAAGATAACAGGGAATGTTTTATCACGTACAGCCCTATGTAATATCCTCTCAAACTGCTCTTCTGACACCTGACCACCATTATTAACCCATTCATCTACAAGTGACTCGGTGGTGATAGTATCAAAGTCTAAGGTTTCCTTCTCGAGCCTGTACCTTAATTGCTTTTCAGAGTTACCCATAATAGCATCAACTCTATTAAGGAACTTCTTAACTTTGGGGTTCTGGTTATGTTTAGCAACCAACTTAGCTAAGTCCTTCTCCATCTGTAGCTTCCTGACCAAAGCAATAAATACTTGGTTACCACGTTCTGATGATGAGAAAGGTTTACCAATAGCTACAGCGGTTCGTTGACCAGCCTCTACATCAGCACTGATAGCACCATGACCAGAGATAGCACCAGCACGAATCATATCATTTTCTATACGTTGTGACTCTTTAATCCATTTATTTAGGAACGGTGGGTATAAGGCAGTAGCTTTGACATTGGTTGATATATCACCTATCGTTAATCCTTTAACGCCTCTGTCAAGCATGTTTCTAATTATAGTCAATGGACTTAAAGCAACCTTAGATACAAACTGCGCTCCTCTAATAGTATGACTCAATCTAGCAATGTCTGTTGGTGCTTTCTCTGCTCCGAAACTAAACTTAATGAAATCTTCAACTTCCTTAGAAGCATCCGTACCTTGTTCTGACTTTATCTTCTCTATTAACTCATTAGCTTTAGGGAATGATTGTCCAGCCTGGTCATAATCCCATTGTCTTATAGCCTCAAGTGTCAGCCAGTTACCTTCAACCAAGTTAGGTAGTACCTTCTGGATATCCCATTCAATAAACTCAGGTGGTAACTCAATACGTGTAGCTTCAAGGTATCTATTAAGACCTCTTAACTGTTGATCGCTGAACTGTTGTATCTTGGTTATTGCATCAGGAATATCTTTAGCTTGACCTGAATCAACTATCTTCTGTGCAGCATCAAATACTTTCTGTGAATCCGGCCCTTTAGCCCTAGCCTCTGCTACAAGCTTCTGCCCTTTAGTATTTAGTGCCTGTGGATATGCTTTCCCACTACCAGCAATATCAATCTTTTGCCCCTTAACTCTTCTCTGTACGCCAAGTCCCTGAGCAGCCTTCAACGATCTATCTAAAATCTTACGCATCTGAGCTACTTTAGGCTGTAACCACTTAGGCAAGCTATTCAAAGCAACTCTTTTATTAATAGCCTGAGAAACTAAAATTCTATTCTTATGAGATACACCATGTAATACAACATTTGTATCCGCAATATCTACATTAGCATTCTTCTGTGATCTAAATGCAATCTCTTTCAAATCACCCGATACTTGCTTACCTGATTCACCTAACTTCGTAAACCTTGTAGTAGCCCTCTGGACAAGCTTACCACTCAATGATTTAACTGACTTAGCAATACCCTTAATCTTTTCAGCGGATGTTTCAGCAATCGTACCTATTTCAGCAGCCGCAGCAGCAATTATCTTAGCTTGACCAGCAGTTTTAGGCAAAGGACGCTCTTGTGGAGGTGCTTTCTCTACTACAGGGGCTATTTCCTTCTCAGTAGGCTTGAGAGGCTCTGTAACGGCCTGTTCTTCAATAACCGCGTCAGTAGTCGTCTCAGGAGAGATAGTCTCTCCTAGGGCATCTGTGGGCGTTTCTTTAAGCTTATCTTCGACAATTTCAGGTTCAGCTTCAATACCGTTCTTCTTTTCTACCTTTTCGCTTAATGTTTCCTTGAATACTTCGTTAAACTCTTGTTCTGACGTTTCAAACTTCTTTTTAGTTTCAGTTAGTACATCTTGCATCTCGTCTGGTGTTAGGTTTAACTTCTGAGATACTTTCTCAGTGTCACGTATTAACTTCTCATCAACTGTGTCTTTAGGAGATGTTACTTTAGAGATACCGCTTACTAAACCCATTGTGATAATAGTTTGTATAGCAACATCAGCGAATCTTTCTACGGTTAAAGCATTTGGGTCTATGCCTGC